CCCTATTCCTCCTATATACATGGTTACTCCTCGGCCTGTTGAGCAAGATTGGGAGAACGTAGTGGGATGGATTGCTGCTTGTGTGCTTGTGGGTATGTTGCTACCTATTATGGGTATGTTATATGTAGACGTATTGGAAGCTAGACATCTAGCTAGACAGCAGCAGCAAAAAGTTGAAAAATTGATTAAACAATTTGAGCAGGAGAAAAAAGATGCAAGAACCGATAGACCCAAATGATATGACAGCCAAACACTTCATTTACTACTATGCGTGGTTTTGGGCGGTTACTTCAGTGCTTTACTTCTTTTGCGTAACCTTTATCTTGTTGCCTGATGGTGGTAGGGACTTCGCCAACATCATTTTGGGCTTTCTGTTGGGTACAGCAGTGGCTACCATTATTTCGTTCTTCTATGGGTCAAGCAAGTCCAGCAAGGACAAGACTGATGCCATGCTGAAAGGTGATGATGTTAAGCCTACTTAATCCTTGGGTAATACTTGCCCTAATTTGCGCTTTTTTGGGCATTGGAGCCGCTTCATACACAAAAGGCGTACAAGATGAGCATGATTGGCAGCAACTAGAGATTGCCAAGTTAAACAAAGAAGCTCGACAAAAAGAACAGGCTTTGGTGTCTGCCGTAAACACTACAACAAATCAACTCATAAAGGCCAACAATGATGCCAAACTTCAAACTCAAAAGTTACATTCTGCTCTTGACAATGATAGTCTCAGGTTGCGGATTCCTGTCAAAGCCTCCGTCTGTGCCGTATACACCGCCCCAGATACCCCCGTTGCCAGCGGAGATAGCGTTCAAGCAACAGCCGAACTTGACCGAGAGACTGCTAAATCTCTTATCGCCATCACAGACGATGGAGACAAAGCCATCAGGCAATTGAATGCTTGCATAGATGCGTATACAACAGTTTATCAAACATTGAACAAAACACGTTAAGATTCATGCTGTTGTCATTGATTTGATTTACTTTAAGACAACTTAACAGGAGTTGTCATGGCTACCCCAGTTTACAGCGATCAAGAATTTATTGAGATTTGGAACTTGCATAAGTCAGCCAGCAAGATGGCTCTTGCAATTGGGATGAATGAGAGACAGATTCACAGGCGGCGCAAGAGTATTGAAGATAAGTCAGGAGTTGCGCTGACATCAAGCCATAAATCCCCAAGTATCAATGTCCCTGAGAATCCAGCTAGGAAAATGCTTGGCATTGAGAATGGCGTAGTTATCGTATTTAGCGATGCCCACTTCTGGCCTTCTATCCATACCACAGCGTTTAAAGGTGTTCTTTGGGCAATCAAAGAGTTTCAACCCAAGGCTGTTATAGCTAACGGAGATGTTTTCGATGGAGCAAGCATCAGCAGGTTCCCAAGAATTGGGTGGGATTCAACCCCAAGTGTTATTCAAGAGTTGAAAGCCTGTGAAATATCTCTTGGTGAGATAGAAGATACCGCCAAGAAAGCTAGACACAACAGCCAGTTGATTTGGACAATGGGAAACCATGATGCTCGGTTTGAGAACCGCTTGGCAGCTAATGCGCCTCAGTATGAGTTTGTCAAGGGCTTTTCGCTGAAAGACCACTTCCCTACATGGCATCCCTGCTGGTCATGCTGGCCTACCGATGAGGTGGTTGTAAAACACCGCTGGAAAGGCGGTATACACGCTACACACGGGAACACATCAATGTCGGGTAAAACGATGGTTACAGGGCATTTACACAGCCTCAAGGTGACACCCTACTCTGACTATAACGGGACTCGTTATGGCGTGGATACGGGTACTTTGGCAGAACCTGCTGGCCCACAGTTCATTAATTACCTAGAAGATGCTCCGACCAACTGGCGTTCAGGCTTTGCCATACTGACATTCCATGAAGGTCGTTTGATGTGGCCTGAGTTAGTAACTAAGTGGGATGAGGGCAAAATTGAGTTTAGGGGTAAGGTATATGACGTATGATCTTGTCAATTTCCTCAGAGCAGAAATTAAAGAGCTGCATAATATTCTGAATGAAACCCAGCTCTCCCTTGCTGAAGCAAACGACAGGCTAAATCGTCGTTCTGAGCCGCTAAGTGAAGAGCGTATATATACTTTATATAGACGTAGCCTTGATTGGAGACAGTTGGCTAGAGACATAGAAACAGATCACGACATTGAATGAAATTTGAATAAAAAAAGGGAGTCCGAAGACCCCCTTGCAAGTAACAACTGCGGATAAATTATGCCACACGTTCCCACACGATTCCGTCTTCGTCTTCAACGATCTCTCCGATTTCAAATTCTTCGGATTCTTCGCCTTCGGCGCTATCGTCTTCGTCTTCTTCATCACACTGGTTGTAAATGAAGTCTTCAGTGACATCATAGTCAACGCACCAGCCATGCAACTGCTGAAACTCAATGAATTCTTGGATGATAGCGATCTTATCGAAGTCTTCTGTTTCAATAGTCACCATATCATTACCAAAGTCCCACTCAGAAATGTCAATCTCAATCTTAAACATAGTATTCCCCTTGTTATGGCACTATTGCCATGTAAAATCCTATCTCTAATTTGTGACAGTTGCCAACAATAATTCATCTATTTTTACAACAAAAGGTTAAACAAATGAACTTATCTGCCAATTTTTCTTTAAAAGAACTTACAAAATCTGATACCGCTACCCGTTTAGGTATTGACAATACGCCAAATGAGGAAACCATTGACAATCTCAAAACTTTGTGTGACAAAGTGCTTCAGCCTGTGCGTGAGCATTTTGGCAAGTCTGTCACTGTAAATTCAGGTTATCGTAGTCCTGAGTCCAATGCTGCTGTTGGTGGCTCTAAGACTTCAGACCACTGCAAGGGTCAAGCTGCCGACATTGAGATTGATGGCGTTCCCAATCCTGAATTGGCTCAATGGATTATGGATAATCTTGACTATACACAACTTATCCTTGAATTCTACACACAAGGTATCCCTGATTCGGGTTGGGTTCATGTGTCGTATGACCCTAATAACCTTAAGAAGCAGGAATTGACTGCTGTGAAGGTGGCTGGGAAGACCCAGTATCTAAATGGACTACAGGCTTAATCAAGCGCCTACAGAAGTGTTTGGGGATAAGGTGTTCAAAGAGAATCACCTCCCCGCACTTCTCACACAACCATGCTACTCCGTGGGCTATGGTGGTTCTCTTATTGCCCTTTTGACCAGTTCGTGAGCCGTAAAAGGTTTTAATCTTACGAATCATTTAGATGGCTTGGCGTGTGAATACACAGTAACTTGCTGCTTTGATTCAAGTCCTATCTTGGCTTGTACTTGCCTACCCCAGTTCTGTCCTTGCAACAGTCTCTGTAGTTCTTTGTCTCTTGTCCAAATAGATGGTGTCCCATCATTCCAGTCAAATGCGTTTTTAGTCATACTTACCCCATCTTTCACATAATTCCTTTACTGTCTTACTTTGCTTCTTACTTTTATTGCACACGGCACTCTTAGAGGCTTCTTTTGCTTTTTGTTGCAATGTCAGCGGAGGTGGTGGGGCAGGGAATAACCCATTGAACCCCACTGTACCCAGCACTGTACTGAGAATGATTTTATCAATCATTCCTTCATAGCCCTAATGTAAATTGCCAAGCCATCAACAGTTGGTTGACCAAAGCTCTTTAGTTTCTCAATGTGCTGCGCCACTTCTTCAATCACTTGATTTCGGTAAGGATTGGTTGACATGATCTGACGCTTGCGGTTTAAAGATTCAACTGGCTCTTTACGCATACTTGCTAACTTACTATCAAAATTGAATTTTTCATCAGTCATTATCTGCCTCGTTTTGTAGTAAATAAAGCACCCAAATTAGGAGTGCTCCCCAAAAAATCATTGTGAAAGCACCAAAGAACATCAACATGAAAGTAACAGAAACATCCCACATTAGACTGCCCTCCATTCACGCTCATTGCGCCCAGATTTAGACTTTACTTTACTACCCGTCAACTCTATTAAACCTAGCTTTAACAGCTCGTTTAAACGCCTTGCAACCTGATTTGCTTCTAACCCGCTATGTTGGGCTATCCCATCTTTTCCAAGCGCACCATGAGCCGTTAAACAGTCCACAATGATGCCGAAGTGCTTTGTTGCCAAATCTTTGGCAGCATCAGCGGCTTCGTAACTGGTTACTGGGTCGGAACATCTAACCCTGTTAAATATTGGCAAGTCAAAGAACTTCTTTACACCGCCACCAAAATGTGTGTCATCTAAACTCATATCAACTCCTATCAATTTAAAGTTAGTGGGTACTTACTTACGCTTTCCCCGTTGTGTTACATCAAAATGGAACGTCAGAGTCCATGTCGTCAAAGCCGCCTGAAGGCTTCTTCTTTGCCTGTGCTGGCGCTGTGGTGTTAGCTTCTTCCTTGGGGCTTACTGCTAAACCCATGAACTTGCCTGTCTTTCCTTCTTTTACCCAAGCTGAGAGCCAATAGGGTTTGCCATCAACTGTGATGTTGCCTTTATAGTCTGGCTGGTTGCCTGTTTCCTTCTTGTCGTTCTTAAAAAGTACACCTGAGTTATCGCGCTGTTCCATTTGTTTTCCTTGGGTTAATTAAACTGACTTTGCTTTTTTGATTGCACTTCTTATATTTGAAGGCATTTGGTTGGACAACCAAACCTCCTGATCTGCTTCAAGCTGGTTGCTCTTAATCATGTCATACGCTTCTTTAGCGCGACCATTGTCAACCAATTCTTTACAACTTTCTGCCAGCTCCATCAAAAATTCCTTAATCTCGTTTGACAGTTCGTCACCAATACCAGCTTTAGGCGTAATGATTGGCCCATCACCTTTTCTACTCATCGCCCCTTCTTCAGGCAAGTCTTCTCCAGCATAGATGTACAGACCCAATCCATGTAATGACAAAGCCTTGGTCATGCAACGCATGATGGCTGTGTTAATTGCAAACGCATCAGGATTTGGAATTGCTTTATTGCGGTAATCCATTACTGGAAGTTGGCAAGTCATTTGTTTGCGAAACATAGTGACTGTTACAAACACCATTGCTGTGCCATTGATATCCATGAAACACTTGTCGCCAAACATCTCTACTTTGTAGGTGGCATCTTCATCAGCCTTGAGTGCTTCAGACCATGCCCAAGCCCATGAGAGATATGTTAGGTTGTTCTTCTTCTCTGTATGTTCGTTGACATTAGTTGAAAGCATTTTTTTAATTGCTTCTTTTCTGTCAATGAGTGTTCCTAATTCTAGTTTTGTCATATTAAATCCTGTTTAATCTTGTTGAATGTTTTTGAAATGTTTGTGTTTGTTGAGTTCGTATAAACGAAATTGGGGTTAGTCAGTTTCTTGGTCGGCAATACCTTTCTTATGTTTGTTGAAGATTGTTTGGGCAATGGAGAATTGGGTATCAAAGTCAAAGTCTCTAAGTTTGAGCCAATTACCTGAGCATGAGCAGATCGGGTAAAAAGTGATCTTAGGTTTTGTGCAAAACTGGCAAAAGAATTCATCTTGGTTTTCCTCTAAGATTTGACCTACTGAGTTTTTCATTTTCATATCGCCCCCTTGTATTCGTTTTTCAACCATATTGTTCTAACAGTACGCAGTTCAGCATCTTCATCAATGGATGGAGTATTTGTCTTGCTATACAAATAAAACTCAGCCCTGCGCTGCATCTTGTTGTCAATGCGCTGCTTGATGAGCTGGAAGGCGTAGTCCCAATCGTTGTACTTGATGGCAAGAGGTATGGCTACAGAGCCTTGTATGGCATCCATGATATCCTCATCATTTAGCCCTTGGTAAGATTCCCACTTGGCTTTGTCGAGTTTGTCAGTCATGGAGTAACTCCTCGAATTGTTTTGCAATGACATCTTGGTCGTCTTCTGTCAACTCGTCTGTGATGTCTTTCAGAGTGCCATCAGCAAGTTGCAGTTCTACAAACCAAAAGAA